AGCCTTATGTAACAAAAGTGTTAAATGAAATTAGGGCAGAAGTAAAGGAGTTATTAACAAGTGACACATTATAAAGTAGGAAACATAGTAAGATTGGCAGAGAGCTATGGAGGCGTACCTATACACTCATTAGGCACTGTTACTGGAACATTCCCGCATGCACATGACATAAAGCAAGATTTACTAGATGTTAAAATGGAGGATGGCACAGAGTTAAGTGTTTATGCACATAGAGTTATACTTGAGAACTCAGAGACATCTGATGTGGATGTAGTGAATAATCCGAGCCACTATACTTCGCATCCAAGTGGTATAGAGTGTATTCAGATAACCGAACACATGAATTTTAACTTAGGGAATGCCCTAAAGTACATATGGAGGGCAGACTTAAAAAATGATGCGATTGAAGACTTAAAGAAAGCTGAGTTTTATATTAAACGAGAATTAAAAAGACGTAACAAGAAGGAGAAAATGTGATACAATGAGGAACGAAGAGGTAGAAAAGGTAATTTTTAGTGCAGTATGCTTAATAATCGCGCTTGCTATATATGGTGCAGTTAGGTTAGTAGGATGAGCTGGGCAGATAACTTAGGATATGACGCGTATGATAGTGATCATATCGATGAGTATAGAGAACAACAACGTAAACGACAAGAGGAAGTAAAAAACATGGGTGAGAAGATCAGTAAATCAGTATGGGCACAAAAGACTAACACATATCCAGCAGGGACATTTACAAATGTTATGCTCTCTGATGAGAAGTGGTACGGTCTAGGTGGCGAGTATAAAGTAGCAGACGGTGATGGTATTAAGTTTGAGTTTACAAAGAATGCAAAAGGTTACTTGAACGCGGTTCCCGGTACAATCGAGATATTTCCGGGCAAAGGTACTAAGCAGCCTAAGTCTGGTGGTGGTAGCGGAGGCGCAGCACCTAAGAAAGCATGGTCAGGTGGTGTTGGTAAATCACCAGATCACGTACAAATCGCTATCATGGCACAATCAGCACAGAAGGCAGCAGTAGATATTGTTGTAGCTTGCCTTGCATCTGATAAGTTAAAGATGCCAGCTAAGAAGCAAGATCATTTTGATGCTATCGTAGGCTACACAGATGTATTAACAGATACATTTTTAGCCAAGACCGCTGGTATTATGATGAAGGTTAAAGATGGCCTAGCTATCACTGACTTGATTAACACTAAGCCAGTTGCAGTGTCTAGTTCTATTGCAGAAGATACTAAAGCAGTAGCAGAAGCGTCGGATGACTTTGTAGAGTCTACTGATGCTGAATTAGATGCAGCAATGGGAAGCGGTTTCGTAGAGACTGCTGATACAGATTTTGTAGAGGGGTAGTAAATGGCTAATGAAAATGAATACGTTTTAAAAGATACAAAAGTACAAGCGTTTCAGTTTCAGTTAGGTATGGAAGATGCGATGCCTACTAGGAGTATTAACACTCGTGGTAGGCCGCAAATAAAAACTCCTAATGGAATGAGATATGTATTTGAAGGAAGTGATACAACACCTCCTGACTGGGTACTTATCTATCCTGATGGAAATAAAGATGTTATATCTGACCAGCTATTTAAGGAACGATACAAAAAAGCACCAGTACGTAAAAAACGTACTACAACTAAAACTAGAGGAAAAACAAAGAAATGAAAGTAATTTTAATAGCACTATTATTAACAATAGGAACAGCACATGCAGGAAACTTTAACCCTACTGCTCAAGCAAATGGAGGAAACGCAAGTAGCCGCTCAACCGGAATTGGTGTAGGTATTGCAGGGGCAAAATCAAACGCTGATGCAAATGCTAAAGCCAATGCTAGTGTTAGAAATAACAACAGCAATAAGCAAGGTCAAGGCCAGTTACAAGGTCAAGGGCAACTACAGGGGCAAGGTCAGAAGCAGTCTACTAAGAATGCTAATAACTCGTCACAAGATACTACAGTAATTGTTGAAGGTGATGATCATAAAGACATTCCAGTAGCAAGTGCAGCAAGCACATTTGCTGGCGTATGTTCATCAGGTGCTTCAGTACAACGTAACACTATTGGAGTTAGCCTATCTGCTACTAGTGCATTCTGTCAGTACCTATCATTAGCTGATGCGTATCATCAGTTTGGTGATGACAAAGAAGCATTGAAGTACGTAAACAAAGCAGCGGGTGTAGCTAATCGTGATGGTTTCTATGATGCCATTCGTAGTGCAATTACTTTAGGTATTCTGTAAAGCATAGGGGGGTGAAATTCCCCCCACTTACAAAGGATAATAATAAATGAAAATAGATTATACACGTAATGACTTGCTAACAGAGCAGGGCATGACACTATTAAAGGAGTTCTATTGTCGTGATGGAGAAGATCCCCAAGAGGCATATGCCAGAGCCGCGACCGCTTTCTGTAAAGGTGAACCCGAGTTGGCACAGAGGATTTATGAATATTGTAGTAAACAATGGTTTATGTTCTCCTCACCGATTCTTAGCAATGCCCCCGCAGAGGGAGAAGATACTAAAGGATTACCGATATCGTGCTTTCTTACTTATGTCGATGATACACTCGAAAGTTTAATCGAGCATGATTCAGAAGTAGCTTGGATGAGCGTTAAAGGTGGAGGTGTTGGAGGACACTGGGGTGCTGTACGCGGCATCTCTGATAAGGCTCCCGGCCCTATTCCTTTTATGAAGGTGATAGATGCTGAGATGACTGCATACAAGCAGGGAGAGACACGTAAGGGTAGTTACGCAGCTTACATGGATGATAATGCGGCAGATGTTTTTGAGTTCATTAACTTTAAGATGCCTACAGGTGGTGATATTAATCGCAAGTGTTTTAATTTGTTTAGTGCAGTAAACATGACTGATAAGTTAATGCAAGCAGGTATTGATAACGCAACGCATGAGTTTATTGATCCAGACACTAATGAGGTCGTAGCAACATGTCCAGCACGCACATTAATAGAACGTATATGTGAAGCCCGTTATAGAACAGGTGTTCCTTATACAAACTTTATTGATACAGCTAGACGAGCTATGCCACAAACACAAAAAGACTTAGGGTTAGAAATACATGGAAGCAATTTATGCAATGAGATTCACCTTGCTACTGATAATGATCGCAGTGCCGTGTGTTGCTTATCCAGTGTTAACTTGGAAAAGTACGATGAGTGGAAAGACACAAAGATGGTTCGCGATCTTATTCGCTTCCTTGACAATGTGTTACAGTACTTTATTGATAACGCACCCACTGAATTAAGTAAAGCAGTTTATTCTGCTACACAGGAAAGAGCATTAGGACTTGGAGCAATGGGTTTTGCTGGTTATTTACAAGGTAAAGGAATTCCTTGGGATAGCGTGATGGCAGCAGTACATAACAAGATGATGTTTAAGGAAATCAAAGAGCAAGCTGTAACAGAAAGTGAGTTACTAGGGTTAGAGAGGGGCGAAGCACCAGATATGAAAGGTACTGGTAGACGTAATTCACATCTACTAGCTATCGCACCTAACGCTAATAGCTCGATCATCTGTAATGCTACAGCAGGCATTGACCCGATGCGATCAAACGCATTTAGTCATAGAACAAGAGCCGGAACACACTTGATTAAGAACAAGTATTTAGAGAGCAGGTTAGCCAGTGCGTATCAAAGAAATAACAAGGAAACTTGGGATAGTATCATAGCAAATAAGGGAAGTGTACAACAGTTTGATTGGATGACACAATTAGATAAAGACTTGTACCGGACTGCTAAAGAGCAGAACCAGCACATGGTAGTACAGCATGCTTGTGATAGACAGTCCTATATATGTCAAGGACAAAGTGTTAATACGTTTTGGACTGAAGGATGTGCTAGATCATACGTGTTATCAGTACACTACAGGGCATGGAAAGGCGGTTTAAAAGGACTTTATTACATGCGTACAGAAGCGATGGAGATTGAAGATAAAATGGGCGTACAGGTAGTACGGGACGCCTTAACAGATAATGTAGAATGCTTTGGATGTGAGGGATAGATATGAGTATAGAAGATAAACCACTTATACAATACAAAGAGTACAAAGACAAGTTAGATGTTTTTGTAAACGATGTAAAAATTGGTGAGTTAATACGATCAGAGGATGGATATTTTAATTGGTGGGCAGATAGAACTAGAAAGGGCTATCTACCTTCAATAGTTCTAAGAGATATAGCTTGTACCTTGGATAGTATAAACAGACCTTGGAATGATGAAGTACAAAAGAGTTTAGGATGAAGAAACGTACAGTGTCATGGTTTAGTTGTGGTGCAGCTAGTGCAGTTGCAACTAAGCTAGCTCTAGCCGAGCATGATCCAGATCAAGGTGAGTTTGTAATAGCTTATACTGAGGTAGTGGAGGAACACCCAGACAACAAGCGATTCTTAAAGGATTGTGAGAAGTGGTTTGGGCAAGACATCGTTATCTTAGGCAATGACTATTACAAGCGTAGCATATACAATGTGTTTGAAGCTAACTATATGCGAACACCTGCTGGCTCGCCTTGTACTAGGGCATTAAAGCAGAGAGTAAGAAAGAAGTTTGAGCAGGATACAGATGTGCAAGTGTTTGGATATACTGTAGAAGAAGAAAATAGACTAGTTACCTTCTCTAAAAATAACCCAGAAGTAAATGTCTGGCCGATACTGATAGAAAAGGGAGTCACTAAAGGAGAGTGTTTAGGCATATTAGAACGAGTAGGAATTGAACTACCTGATTTGTATAAACTTGGCTATGATCACAATAACTGCCTAGGATGCGTGAAAGGAGGAATGGGCTATTGGAATAAGGTTAGAGTTGACTTTCCAGAAGTCTTTGATAAAATGGCAAAGTTTGAGAGGCGTAAAGGCTATACCGTGTTGAAAGAGAAAGGAGGGGAACCTATCTACTTAGATACCTTAAACCCCAGTAGAGGTAATATGAAGAAGGAACCCCAAATACAATGCGGTATAGTATGTATGAATGATTTTGAGGAGAAATAAAATGTATATAAAGAAAGTAAAAGAGATGCCCACTGAAGGGCAGTTTGTAATAACGTGGATTTGGGAAGGAGTAGTCTGGTCTGGTACTTATGCGTGGATACAGGGTATCTTGTACGATTTAACTGTTGATGAACCAGCCAGTGATGAAGTACGCGAATGGGCTGGAGATGAAACTAAAGATTACTTTATAGCACAGGAGTATAAGAATGCGAATAAGTAAAGAAGAAGTAGTAGATCAGGTATTGCATTTTGTAGCAGGAGTTGCTATAGTATCACTTGGGTCGATAGTTACCTTTCCTGTATTCATTAGTGCTGTAATATCTTTAGCGGTACTTGGGATTAGGGAGACAAACCAGCACTCTAATGGTAAGTTTGGTAAAGGCAGTATCATAGATATGTTCTTTTGGATACTCGGAACAGGTGTGGGAGCATTAATATGGGCTTACTAGATCGTAGTATAGTATACAAGCCGTTTCAATACGCTTGGGCTGTTGACTTTGCAGTAGCACATGAGCAGAGCCACTGGCACGAAGGTGAAGTAGAGTTACAAGGTGATATAGATCAGTGGAGTCGTGGTACAATTAATCCAGCTGAGAAGTTACATATTACTGAAAACCAAAAGTTGTTTACACAGTCGGATGTATCAGTAGGTACTAACTACCTAGAATACTACATCCCATACTTTAAGAACAACGAGATACGTGCGGCACTAACAACTATTGCTAATCGTGAGTTTGTACACCAGAGAGCTTATGCTTTACTAAATGATACACTAGGGTTTGATGATAGTGACTACAGTTTGTTCCTAGATAATAAGGCTATGGCTGCTAAAGTAGAGTTCATGGGTAATGTAGATACACACAGTCAGGCAGCAGCAGCTTACGCACTTGTACAGAGTGTAATTAATGAAGGTGTAGGATTGTATTCAGCCTTCGCTATGTTGCTTAACTTCCAACGAGTAGGTAAGATGTTGGGAATGTGTAAGGTAGTTGAGTGGTCGATTAAAGATGAGGCAATGCACGCTTCGTTTATGATCAAGCTGTTTAGGACGTTCTGCGAAGAGCATCCACGTATTGTAAATGATGACTTTAAAAAAGATATTTATGATATGTTCCGAAAGGAAGTAGCACTTGAAGACAAGATCATTGATAATGCTTACCCTGATGGTAAAGAGATTAATGGAGTAGGGCCAAAAGATATCAAGCAATACATTAGATATCTAGCGGATAGACGTTTAATACAACTAGGTTTAAATAGTAACTGGCATGTGCGTGAAAATCCGATACCTTGGATTAACCACATTATTGGTGGTGACAGTCATCAAAACTTCTTTGAAGGCAGAGTTGCTGATTATACCGCCAAGCCTATGACAGGCAGTTGGGAATGGGGAGGAATAATAGCGTGAGTGAGCAACTAGAATTAGACTTACTTGTAACTGTAACTAAAAGTATACATGAGTGGGCGAGAATACAAGAACAGGTAGATATGCAGAGACTACGTTTAATAGATTGGCATGCAGCAACAGAGTCCTTTAGGGGAGGTGTCTCAGATATTAATTTTGATAAGTTGCATAAAAGGATAGTAATAACATGATGAATAAACTTTTAATAATAATCGCAGTATTAATGTTGGCAGGATGCTATGTTCGATGTGATTTGCCTAGCGGTGATGTTGTTCATATCTCCCCTGACTATAATGATAGAACTTCTGCTAATGTTTGCTCAGATTTACTTAAAGAGCTAGAGGAGTAGCAATGACTATTGAAGCAAAAGAATGTACTTGGATTTTACACCAATGGGCGTTTAAATATTTTAACCATATATCGGAGTTATCAGACGGTATCAGCTACCCCCTATTATTAAATCGCAGTGGTGGTGGCTTTGAATATACGGCCTACAACAATGGATAAGATAGTTGAGATATTAAGCCCATGGATGATCAAGCAGAGAAACCAAGCTGTTAATGCGTATATCGGATATAACGTTTCTAAGGTCGAGACACCAGAAGAAATAGCCGCAGAAATACGTACCGAGATTGAAAAAGATAACGTTATCGTTAAAAAGCCTGTGTTTGATATGCTAATAAAGCAAGCCAACAAATGAGGTATTTTATGATGTATGATTTACCAGTAGACTACACAACGCTAGAATGGCACGAAAGGAGAGAGGTTCGAGAGCAGTATATAAAAGAACAAAAGGGAAAATGTTTCTACTGCAAGAGTGCATTAACTGACGATCCGCCAAAGAAGATACTAAAAAATAAAATAGACTGGCGTTTGTTCCCTGATAATTTCTTAAAATATCCTGTACACTTACAGCATGACCATCATACAAACATGACAGAGGGTGCTGTTCACGCTTACTGTAACGCCTATATGTGGCAATACAAAGGGAGATAACAATGAGTTTACAAGCTGGCGTCGACGGAGACGTTCTAGTTTACAGAGCAGGCTTTGCTGCTGAGACTAGTAGATACAAAATAACTAATGCAAACTATGGTAAAGAGTACCTGTTTGATACTAAGGGAGAAGCTAAACAAGGAGTAATTGATTTAGGATGGGAAGGACGTACAGAGATAATGCGTCAGGTAGCACCAGAACCTTTAGAGAATTGTTTGCACACTGTTAAGTTACAGTTGAACAAGATCAAAGAAGCAACAGGTGCAGATGAGCTGGTAGTGTACTTATCAGGTAGTGATAATTACAGGTTACGAAGAGCTACTTTTCTGCCATACAAGGGTAATAGAGCATTGCCGCAGCAACGCCTTGATTGGATAGCTGAAGGCAAATGGTTGTACTACCTTGAAAACACCAAGTTTCATGGTCGTGGTAGACCGTTTCATTATGATGATATTAAACGGTACATGACGGAGCGATGGGATGCTCAGGTATGCCACTGGTACGAAGCAGATGATGCTTTAGCTATGGCACAGACAGCACTAGGTGATGAACATATCATCTGTACTATTGATAAGGACTTGAAGCAGGTTGTAGGTAGTTTCTATAACTTTACTACTGATGAGTTTGATAGTGTTGATCCTCTCACAGCTGAGATGAATCTACAGCACCAGAGGCTTACAGGAGACATGTGTGACTGTATCTATGGTATCAAAGGCATGGGCGAAAAGACAGCTAAGAAACTTCTTGAAGGTGTACCAGAAGAAAGTGTAGAACACACTATTCTCTGTGCATATAAAGATTGGTTTGATCGTATTAACAATGACGAGAAGTATGCTAAAAAGAAGCAGCCTATGGATGACGCATTAGTGAGTATGTACTCACCAGAAGCCTATATGGATGAGGTAACAGATTTAGTACGACTACTTAGAACAGAAGATGAATACGTTGAGATGATGAATAAAATTAAGGAGATAGGAATATGAAAAACTGGTTTAGAAAATGGTTAGGAATTGACGCGGTGATAGAAGATGTAAATAGATTTGATAGGAACTTATTAAGTCAACATTATCAAATGCAAATTTACTTAGCAGACAAGATTAATTCTGATGAAACTAGGGAACAACTAAAACGCATAGCTGATAAGCTTAGTCCTGAAACAGCAATTACAGATGAGGTGATAAGGAATAGGCATAGTGGCCCGTAGTGATAGGTGGGGACTTGAGGGACTACCATATACATTCAGAAGTAAGTTTGAATGTGAGATAGCTAATCAGTTGTTAGAGTATGAAGTCACATGGGAGTATGAAACTATTACACTCCCTTATGGACAGAATATACCTAGTGCTGAGTGCAAAGATTGTGGTAGTTATAATGTACGTAAACGTAGGAGGTACACACCAGACTTTATCGTACTTAGGCCATCATCCCCTTTATACATAGAGGTTAAGGGCAGGTTTCCTTCTACTGATAGAACTAAGATGGCAGCTGTTAAAGAGTGCTATCCAGACTTGGATATTAGAATGTTGTTCATGCGTAATAACTCAACAGGTGAGACTAGGCATAAGACATACGGAGGATGGTGCGATAACATGGGGTTTGACTGGGCAGTAGGGCAAATACCGAAGGAGTGGATATGAGAGATAGATTAACGAGAGATGAGATGGAGCGTATGGCAAGTGATGCAGCTCTCTTTGCAAAGGAGTATGGGGAAGAGACTGCAATAGACCTAATGCACTACGATAAAACACTACACAAAGAGGATTTAAAGATTTTGATAGCATATACACAACGTAAGTTAAATAAACAAGAGGAGCTACATTAGATGCAATATACATTTATAATTGAAGGAATGAGTGAAGCAACGGAGTATTTATCACCCGTAGGCAAAGAAGTTCCGAGGATCAGAATAAATACAAGTGTAGAAATCACTGCACACAGTTTTGATGACGCTTTACTTGGAGCGCAGGAGCATATTCAAGGACAAATATGTGCCCCTATTACATATAGTATTATGTTAAAATCTGTTGGCTATACATTAGGGAGCAATTAATGACTTTTAAAGAAGAAATAAAAATGTTAGCGATAGCAGCAGTAGGCATGATTGTGGTAATCAACCTCTGTGCATTCTCAATATACTTTTGGCTAAAGGTGCTACCATAATGGCTAAACTAACATACATCGACGTGGAAACTTCACCTAATCGTGGAACATTCTGGAGGCCGGGATATAAAGTAAACCTGTCGGCAGATAACATTGAGCAAGAAAGAGTCTTATTGTCAGCCTCATGGGTACATGATGATGATGAGGATATCTACTACTCTGATGCTTTAGAGTGGAAAAAAGCTCCTAAAGATAGTCCTTACAAATGGGAATTAGACGACACACAAATATGCAAAGACATCTTTGAAGGTCTTGCAGAATCAACAGTAATGGTGCATCACAATGGAAATAGTTTTGACATGCCTTGGATTAATGGCCGTTGTCTTATTAACGGACTACCTACTCTCCCGCAGTTCAGGAACATTGACACGTATCGGGTTGCAAAGCGGCAGTATAATCTTAATAGCTACCGTCTTGATTACCTTACGAAACTACTTGGAGTAAGTGAAGAGGGTAAGTTGCATACTAACTACCAGCTATGGTTAGATGTAATGGCCGGTGATGAGGAAGCGTACAACTACATGGTAGAGTACAACATTGAAGATGTTAGGATCCTTAGAGAAGTCTACAAGAAGCTAAGACCCGGGATGTCAGGTATCGTGTGGGCAAACCTCGTTGATGACGAGAACAGCGCATGTCCACATTGTGAGCAGAACCATAAGAAGTTACATAAACGTGGCACAGTGCCTAACAAATCTACATTCTATTACAGATACTTTTGTAGCGAGTGTGGTACTTGGAGCCGATCAG